GCTTACATTGAAGCGAGTGCCTGATTTTAGAAAGTACGTCATTTTTGACCTTTAGATTAACTTTTGGTTTGAACAGTGGTTTTAAACAAGAAGCCGCAAAGAATGGAGATGCCCCAGGCCTGCAACCAAGTGATTTCTCTTACAACTATAACAGCGTCAACAAGACAGCCGTTCCATAGCATATACACTGGCCAACTCAGCAAGAAGCTGATCAGCACTATGAAGAAGAGTCCGCCTAAGACTGTTAGAAAGGTATTCATGTTTGCCCTTACTGTTGTTGTTTATAGTCTTATTATAAACAGATAAGACTGTTTTGTCAAACTATTTTTTGGTTAATTCTGCCACTAAGAGAAATTTTTCATAGGCTTTGCGAACAGCAGGGTTTTTTAACAGTTTCTCCTGCTCTTCTATCATTGCTTGGACGCCCGCTTCCGCAAGGTCGCGTGTGCTAGCAAACTCAATACTATAGAACTCGTCACCAAATGCCGCTTTCATTTCTTGCCATGCGGCACGTTGTCTTTCTGTGATAGGAATTTGCTTAGGCCTAGCTTCACTTTCATCGCGAATAGCTTGACAAATAGCATCCTCAGCAACACGCCCTGCAGCAATCATAGGTGCATAAGCAGGATCAATACCATAGCGGGTACTCTTACCGCCTGGATAGCACATTACGATATGTGTGCCTTTTGGAAACGCATCCATTAGATCGCTGTCGTACTCCGCTACAGGAACGTACTTGCGACCTTCTTTAACATAGTAAAGTTTTTTCATGATGACCATCTCATAATAAAATGGGTTAAGGTTCTGTCATCAGTAATTTCAACTGTCATGCCTTGAACCTTAGCCCTAGGGTTTTTCTCACACCAATCTGATAATTGGTCTACATTCTCAGTCCAAAATTTTATATCAGTTAGAACTATTAGATGTTTTGCCGTACCTGTTAGTGCATAGTCAGCAACTATAAAACGGTTACGTTTCCATTCAGCAAACACATCATCGGTCATACTTCAATACAGATATTTGGGTTCCACCCTGTTTGCTCATAACCACTATAACCTCTAGGATTACAAACAACTCTAGTCTCACCAATTACATAATCAAAGCAGTGATGAGTGTGACCATGTGTCCACAGTTTAATTTGAGTACGATCAGCAATAAAATTTCCTAATTCACTGTGATAGCCGCCGTTCATAATACTGTCATTCTTGTACTGTTCATGACAGCTTAGAAAGCTAGGTGAATGATGTCCAACTACCACATACTTCTTTGAAGGATCACTGTCTACAGTTTGTTTAATAAACTGAAGTGTCTCACGATGACGATGCACTGTAGTAGCAGGTTTTAGTTTACTATAGCCTTTTGTGTCATCTCTGATAAGACGGAAATCATTGATCATGTTACTGAGCGAATGCAGTGTAACAGGGTCACCTCTGTTGCAGTCAGTCCACAGTGTACCTCCCACAAATGTAACATCGCCAATTTCTTTTAGATCTCTTTCTAAGAAGTAGACATTAGGAAACTTAGAACATTCATCTCTAAGATGCTGAATGCTTTCTAACCATCGACCATGATAGAACTCGTGATTGCCTGCTACATAAACAACATGCGGAAATTGGAACGAACAACGCTTCATGAAATCGCGAAACAACTGTGCTCGCGCCTGTCCGTGAACCAATTGCCGTAGCTCAAGATGACTGTATGCTGTTTCAGGATGCTTGTGGAGATCTTCGGCAACCATAATGTCGCCAGAAAGAATTAAGACATCACAGGCATCATCATTTTTAATGTAGATGTCTGCAAATTCTAAATGAAGATCCGATACTAATTTAATTTTCATTAGGTTAACATCCTTATTAATCCAATAGTGTCAATAGTTGTTAGAAGCAAGTAGTTAGCCAGCATGCCAAATGATTTCCTAGTATAACTAGCCCAACCATACATAGCACAACCAACGATCCAAATAGGATACAGAATAAGTAACGGAGGATTGGGAACAGTGAGAGCCATGGTGATCGAACAACCAATACTAATAGCCCAAGCCAGCAGCTCAATAAAAAAACGAAAAGGATGACTGTGCCAATCATCTCGTATCCATTCTATAGTTCCGCCGAATACATTTGCTAGAAAATTCATTAATCAATGCGCTTGGTAATATCTAGAATAGCTTCAACTTCTTTCCAATCTTCATCATGTGCTTTAAAGTCTCCCTTGTGAGCAATCTTAATTGCACGGCTGATGATGCTGGGTTTGATTTGTAATTCTTCTGCCACTGCTTTTACAGTTTCTTTGAGACCTTCATTTAAATCTTCTACTTCACGAAGTACATTTGAGCCTTCTGTGATCAATCTTTCTAGTTTTGCCTTTTCTTCTGGACCGTACATTTTAGCCATGACTATATCTCCTTATAAGACTATTATATAGCCAACAAAAAAGCCAGTCAATATAAATTGCTGGCTTTTGAGTTAATTTGGTTAAATTATTTTTGTTCTGCTAGAACGTCGTACATTTCAAATACACCACCCATGCGTTCGTATACAAGACCAGCATACAGTTCAGCTTTGGTGCTTTCTTGGAATTTGGATTTAGCAACACGTTGTGCCCAAGCAAATAATTCTTGATCCACTGCATCGATCTGTTGTTGACCGCCACTTTCTTGAACAAGTTTAACCATGTCTTTGAAAGTTAATTTAGTTTCTACTGATTCTTTAACCGGACGCTTTTTGCCTTTTGGCATCATCTTGCTTTCTTTTTTCACAGCGCCTTTCTTTTTGTCAGCGACTGCTTTTTTCATTGGTTCTTTCTTGTCGCCATCTTTGTCCATATCTAAGAAATCTGGTTTAGCAGCTTCTTTTACACTTTCTTCTTTCTTGTCTGATTTCTTTTCTTTCTTGCCTTTGACCATGTTCATGAACTTTTCACGAGCTGCTTTTTGAGCTTCTGAAGCTTCTTCGATAGATTCTTTTTTAGCTTTCTTAGCTTTCTTGTCTGCTGGATGTTCGTCTGCATCAGGATCTGTGTCTTTGTCATCTGATCCACCGTATACACCTGGAGCAGCTTTGTGAACAATACCTGTTTTAGTTTTTGTAACTGTGCCACCTTTGGCAGTTTTCTTAGAATCACCAACTTTCATTTCTTCAGCTACAGATTCATCTTTTTTCTTTGCTTCTGCAAGTACAGTTGAAGTACCAGCTAGAACACGCAATTCTGCGTCCTCGTTTAATTGTACTGGTTTTGGAAGCTCTGGTGCTTTGACAGTTTCAATAACGTCATCCATTGAGCTGATTTTAGTAATTAGTGATTTGAAGTCCATTTTATAAATTCCTTGGTTTTAAGGTCCGTAATGTATTTATCTCTTGATGGCAGAGCCACCACCGAAGATGTTGTTGCCTATGTCCAGTGCATTTTTAGCTGTTCCGTCTGGATTTTTGGCCTGTTTTATTTTAGGTAATCGAGGTGCTTTTGTACCGCTTTGACCCGGAGAACCTGTATAACTTTTGCTACCACGATCTTTGCCAATAGCAAGATGTGGGCTTACAACAGTAGCTATATTACCCGATGATGTAGCACCTGCTGTTGCTGATTCCAAAATATCTTTAATTTTCATAGTATTGTATTTATTTCTTTTTGGCTTTGCCGCTTTTCATATTAGCACACCAGTGAGCCATGCGGGCTTTTTCGCCTGATGAATTTTTAGCAGTTTTACGTAGGCTACTGACGCTGGCCTTGCAGTTAACGCCACTGCGTTTAGCTAATCCTTTGCGTCCGGGCTTTTTACCATCAGCAAAGTTTTCCTGCTCGATGCTTTCTCCACCTCCACCGCCATCACTGGCTCCGCTGTCACCACTATAGCCTACAGCATAGCCGTAGCCGCCATAAGGTCCTGGACCGTAAGCAGCCCAACGAGGTCTACGTTTTTTACGCTTGGCTTCTGTGATAAACTCAAATGCTCTCATTTTTATCCCCGGGTGCGGCAATAGCACTGCTACCGCCTCTATCTTTGCTGACTAATTGTTGCGGTTCATGTGCTTCTTCACCCTTGGCCACACGTCTAGCACGTTTAAGTCCATCTAATACCACTTTGAGACTGTTCTCGTCTGCTTGATATTTGATCCCAATACCACCTGCTGCTTCCCATGCTGAAATATTACTACCTCTGTCGTCAATCAGTACATTAGGCATGCCGTTGGCATTTTTAGCATATTTGGCCTTGTTGGGAGTGATATAGATATGCTTGGGCTGCGGATTAAGATGTTTCTTGATCCACAC